ACAGGACTCAAAGTGTATGACGGCTCTGCTTGGCAAGTCGTTGGCGCTTCAACAACACTAACCGAAATAGATGCTGGTGTATTTGATGGAATCGCACCTTATATGGGTGGCGCAAATCCATCTGATATCGCTACGCAAACAGTAAATGGGGGAACTCCATAATGGCAGTAGTCACACAAATTCAAGTACGGCGCGGAACTGCCGCACAATGGACTTCAACAAATCCAACTCTTGCCGCAGGTGAGTGGGGATTTGAAACTGATACAGGTAAAGCCAAAATCGGCAATGGTTCATCTGCTTGGTCATCGTTATCTTATTTTGGTGGTACTGGCACAGTAACAAGCATTACTGCTGGAACAGGACTAAGCGGTGGGACAATTACAGGTAGCGGAACAATTGCGATTGATACAGCGACAACTGTTGATTTATCTACGGCGCAAACGCTCACTAACAAGACTCTTACAACACCAACAATTACACAAGGTCAAGCAACTCCTTCCTTCTCTGCTAACGCTTACACTCTTGTTGCTGGTGACGCTGGTAAATTGTTACTTGCTTCTAATGGCGCTACTGCTGGAACTGTCAATGTTCCTACTAACGGCTCAGTAGCGTTTGCGACAGGAACACAAATCACTATCCTTCAAACAGGCGCAGGACAACTCACAATTAGCGCAACAACACCTGCGACAACAACTATCAACTCAACAGGAGCAACAGCCGCATCCCCTAAATGCCGCGCTCAATATTCCGCTATCACGCTTATTAAAACAGCAACAGATACTTGGTATGCGATGGGAGATATCGCCTAATGCCTATTCTTGGGGTTATCGCTTCTTCCACTCGCCAAGGTCAGTCTACCGATACTGGCGCGATGTTTGCGTTACAAAATATTATTGTGGGTTCTTCTAGCGCATCATCAATAACTTTTTCTAATATTCCTAACACTTACAAACATTTACAAATTAGGGGAATTGCTAGAACAGCAAGAACAACTTTTTCTAATGACGGTTTAGTTTTGCAATTCAATTCTGATACAGGTTCTAATTATTCACGACATCAATTGACGAGTGACGGAGCAAATTTTGATTTAGGAAGTGCGGCTACTTCTACTTTTATGTTCACGCAGGTTGCAGGTAATGGTGGAATTGCTAATATGTTTGGCGCATTTGTGATAGATGTATTAGATTACGCAAATAGTAATAAATATAAAACTGCTCGTTTTTTCTCAGGTGAAGATAATAATTCAGGTGCAAATCAACAAACAGGTTTTATTTCTCTATCATCAGGTTCGTGGCGAAATACAAACGCTATTACTTCAATTACTTTATCTGGTTTATCAGGCAATTTATTACAATATACGCAATGTTCTTTATACGCGGTGAAAGGAGCGTAAGTGAGTACCTATACACCTATCGCAACCGTAACGCTCTCTAGCGCACAGTCATCTGTCACTTTCGCTGGTATTCCACAGACCTATACGGATTTGATTTTGGTAGTTAATGGGGGTTTTGCTGGCAGCGAAGATGTAGCAATGAGATTCAATTTCGACACAGGAAGCAATTATTCTGGTACAAATTTTCAAGGAAACGGTAGCGGTGCTTTCACTGGCAGGCAATTAAATCAAACATCTTGTTACATAACAAGCGGTGGTTTTTTCACAAATGCTCTTCAATCTAATGCAATTATACAAATTCAGAATTATTCTAATACTACTACCAATAAAACTGTATTGAGTAGGAATAACAACACAAGTACTTCAACGGAAGCCTGTGTAAATTTATGGCGCTCAACCTCTGCTATTACATCTATAGATTTGTTCGGCAGAAACAGCAGCACTAATTGGCTTTCAGGCTCAACCTTCAACCTCTACGGTATATCAACCGATGGTATGTCCACGCCAAAAGCAAGTGGCGGCAATCAAATTTATAGTGATGGTACATATTGGTATCACACTTTTACATCGTCAGGCGTATTCACACCTTTACAATCATTAACGGCTGACTATTTAGTTGTCGCTGGCGGTGGTGCTGGTGGGACTTATTTTGGTGGCGGCGGCGGCGCAGGTGGATTGCGTTGTACTGTTACTGCTACTGGTGGCGGTGGGTCGCTTGAATCTGCACTTTCTCTTACTGCTCAGGCTTATGTTGTAACTGTTGGCGCAGGTGGAGCAGGTTCTAATTCTGTTGTTGCGTCGAGCGGTTCAAATTCTGTATTTTCAACAATTACTTCTACTGGCGGCGGCGCTGGTGGTGCTTTCAATAGCAATCCTTCATCGGGCGGTTCGGGCGGTGGCGGTTCTACAAACTCATCATCAGGACAAACAGGCGGCGCAAGAACAGTAAATCAAGGTTATGCTGGCGGTGCTGGAGTGTGGGATGGTTCCAATCGCTCTGCGGCTGGTGGTGGTGGTGCTGGTGCTGTTGGCATTTCTAATAGTGGTGCAAGCGGCGGTAATGGTGGTGCTGGTGTAGCAACTTCTATTTCAAGTACATCTACTACTTATGCTGGTGGCGGTGGTGGTTGTGCGTATTCGTCAGGTTCAGGTCAAGGAACTGGTGGCTCAGGAATTGGTGGAAATGGTGGTACTCGTTCAACACCTGCACCAACAAGCGGAACAGCAAATACAGGAAGCGGTGGCGGTGGCGCGGCAGATGGTCCTAGCGCTACCCCAGGTGGTTACGCTGGCGGTAATGGTGGTTCGGGTATCGTGATAGTGAGGTACGCAGTATGACAAGTAAAAATATGCGAGCGATTCAAACTGTCACAGTAGGTGCAGGTGGAATCGCGGAAATTGATTTTCAATCAATCCCACAAACTTACACAGATTTGATGTTAGTTTTTTCTACAAGAGAAGAATCAACAGCATCAGCCGAAATGTTCCTCAAATTCAACAATACTACCAGTAATCTTCAAACAAAATGGTTCAGGGGTAATGGGTCATCAGCAACTAGCGGAACAACATCAAATATGCAGTTGCTGACTAATTCTAATTCTGCATTAGCAAGCACATTCAGTAATACATATTTTTACATTCCAAATTATGCTGGAAACAATAACAAAAGTGCCATGTCTGATGGAGTAGTTGAAAATAATGTTACGAATTCACCTGATGTATTTCAGAATATGGCTGCTTATTTATGGTCTGATACGGCGGCAATTACTCGTATAACGGCTTACTTGTCATCAGGCGATTTTGCTGAACACTCAACCGCAACTTTGTATGGCGTTTTCAAATATGTTGGCGATTCAAGTCCTAAAGCACTTGGAGGAACTGTCACTAGTGATAGTACATACTGGTATCACACTTTTACAAACACTGGAGTCTTTACGCCTAATCAATCAGTAACAGCAGATGTGCTTGTTATTGCTGGTGGCGGTGCCGCTGGATTTTCTTATGGTGGCGGCGGTGGTGGTGGTGGTATTTTCTATGCGACATCACAATCACTTACTGCACAAAATTACGCTGTAACTGTTGGTGCTGGCGGTTCAAATAGAGGAAGTTTTGGACAAGGAAGCAATGGTTCCAATAGCGTATTTGGTTCTTTGACTGCAGCAGTCGGTGGCGGTGGCGGGGGTGCAGGAGTTAACCCTGCAAATATCGCTGGAGCAAGCGGTGGTTCAGGTGGTGGTGGTGGTCCTATTGCTGGTGGTGGTGCCACTACACAAACTGGAACTGGTGGAACTGGTTACGGATTTGCTGGTGCGGCTGGATATTGGGACGGCGGTGGCGGAGCGTCAGGTGGTGGTGGTGGTGCGGGCGGTTCTCCTGCGGCTCCAACATCACGCGTAGGTGGAAATGCTGGAAATGGAACAGGCACATTTTCATCGTGGGGTTCTGCAACTGCTACAGGTGTTTTATCTAGCGGAACTTACTACTATTCTGGTGGCGGTGTTGGCGGCGGAAACAATGGATTCGGTTCTGCTGGAACGCAAGGTGGCGCTGGAAGTTATGTAAATGGTGCAGTTAGCACAGGTCAAGGCGGCGGTTGTGAAGGAACTACTGGTGGTTCTGGAATCGTAATAGTTAGATACCTAAAGTAAAGGAAAACAATGGCACATTTTGCAGAGATTGACGGTAATGGAATCGTCAAGCAGGTACTCGTAGTACCTGACCAAGAAGAACATCGTGGACAAGAGTTCCTTGCTAATGATTTGGGACTAGGTGGAACTTGGATTCAAACAAGTTACAATCACAGAATCCGTAAGCAATATGCTGGCATTGGTTTCAAGTATGACGCAGACGGAGATGTATTTATTGCGCCACAACCTTATGCGTCTTGGACGCTAGATGATAATCATGACTGGCAACCGCCCGTGCCAAAACCCGATGATGGATTAGTGTATTTTTGGAATGAAGAAAACCTAGAATGGGAGCCGTTCGTAAATGACACAGTATAAATTAGTAGTAGATTGCGCAACAGGAAAGCAAGAATATATTGCTTTGACTCCTGCTGAAATTGCAGAACGCGACCAAATGGCGGCAAAAGCCGCAGAAGATGCCGCTAAAGCAGAGGCAGAAGCACAAGTCAAAGCCGCACTCAAAGAGTCAGCAAAGGCTAAACTTATTGCTGGCGAACCACTCACAGACGAAGAAGCAGCAGCAATAGTTATCTAAGGAGCAACACATGGCAACACAGTATCGGTATCTGTTTGCCGACCTTAGAACCAACGATATTCTTGCCGAACTTCCTCTCACACGCGTTTCATTTACACAGGTACTCAATACTTCGGGTAGTTTCCAAGGAACTATTCTTGGTTCTGATGTCAATGAAACAGGCTACGACATTACCGCCTCAACAGAACCTGCTCGTACTGCGATTTATGTAGACCGAGATGGCGTTTTGATTTGGGGCGGTGTTATTTGGTTACGCACATGGGATAGCGACAGCCAACATTTCACATTTCAGGCGCGTGAGTTCATGTCGTATTTTGAGCGCAGACGCATTACTGACACGCTAGTTTACGAGGACCAAGACCAACTCTCCGTAGCGCAGGATTTAGTTTTCCTCGCGCAAGATGTTCCGGGCGGAGATATTGGCGTAGTGATACCTGACAACTTATCGGGTATTTTAGTTACGCGTGTGTATTTTGACTATGAGTTCAAAGATGTATCAGGCGCAGTAAAAGACCTCAGCAACCAGCAAGACGGCTTTGATGTAAATATAGATGTTGCGTATGACGCTTTCCTTGAGCCACGCAAATATCTACGCACCGAATATCCTCAGCGCGGTATTCAATATAACGCGGCAAATCCTGATGCTATTGTCTTTGAATTTCCCGGAAATATTGTGACTTACGAATGGCCTGATGACGGCGCGCAGACTGCTAACACAATGTATGGAATTGGACCAAATAGCAACGAAGCCAAAATTCGTGCTACGGCTGTTAGTCCAGCAAATCAAATCGCGGCAGGTTGGCCATTGTTAGAAGATACTGTGTCTTATACCGACCAGTTTGACCCTGACTTGTTATATCAGCAAACACTCGGCGAAGTAACAGCGCGACAAGTTCCTGTCGTTACGCCGAAAATTGTTGTTCCTGCTTATGCCGAACCTGTGCTTGGTTCTTACAAAACAGGTGACGAATGTTTATTGCGTATCACCGATGACCGCTTTCCCAATAATGGTAGCGGATACGGACTTGCCGAGGTGTATCGTATTGTGGCAATTAGCGTAGAACCAGGTGAAGATGGACCTGAACGCGTTACACTTACGCTAACACCACCGACTATCAACTAGGAGCGCGATGCCGTATATCAATTTACCGCCAACGGTATCGGAAATGTTTTGGGATTTAGACCGCCGTATTCGTGCGCTAGAAACTGCGTATCGTTTCAATTTTCCGAATGTTGATTTCAGCACTAATACACCAACTAATCCTAATATTGGTGATGCGTTTTATGACACAAATGCTGATTTATTAAAATACTGGAACGGAACTGAGTGGGTAGAAATTGCTGATGGCAATCAAAGCCCAACAATTATCACTACAACTACTGCTGTATTGAAAACAACTAATAACGACATTGTTTATACAGGTAGTCCGATAACTGTTGAAGCACAACGCGTAGGCAATATGCTTACTGCGTATGCTGAAATTCTTGGCACGACTGTTAGTAACTGGGGTACTGGGCAGATTTACTTCACACTACCTGCTGGTTTTGCAACATTTGCGCATGATGTTGTCGCTCCCGGATACATCAACGACAACGGCAATATTTATACAATTTTTGCTATCTTGGCAGAAGGTTCATCTGATATGTATTTGTGGTGCCCAACTGCTAATGGTGGTTCACAAATCGTAGATTACAACACTCCTGCTGTTCTAGATTCTACTTCTGAAATCGTTCTCAATGGAGTAGCAATACTCGCATAACCGAAAGGTGCAATAACAATGTCTATACCTGACTGGGCAACGACAGTATCAGGCGTACTCGCTCTACTTGCCGCATTATGGGCAGCGCACAGATTCATCACGCGGTCTTTGATTCGTGACTATTTGAGCGAACTCAAACCTAATGGTGGCTCAAGTATCAAAGACAAAGTCAATGATATTGACGCAAAAGTAAACAAGTTAGAAGGCAGAATAGACCAGATTTATCTGCTGCTAATCGACAAGAAATAGGACAGGCATGAATAACATAGTAGCGACAGCATACGAAGAACTCGGGTACGCTGAAACAGGCGATAACGATACTAAATTCGGCAAATGGTATGGCATGAATAATCAACCATGGTGCGCCATGTTCGTATCGTGGGTTTATCACAAAGTAGGACTATCAGCATCAGTAGCAGCCAGCACGAAAAAGGGTTTTGCTTCGTGTGATGCTGGCTTGAAATGGTTTACGAAAAAGAACAAGTTAGTACCAGTAGGACAGGCGCAAGAAGGCGATATCGTTTTCTTTCAGTTTGATACAGATGCTCAACCTGACCATGTTGGTATTGTTGTAAAGAACAATGTCAAGCGTCAGCGCCTAGTCTGTATTGAAGGTAATACCTCACCTGACAACAAGGGCTCACAAAGTAATGGTGGTGAAGTCGCGGAAAAGAAGCGACCCTATGCTACTGTTATGGCTGTGGCTCGACCATAAGGAGGCAGAAATGAATCATAAAATGAAATCAGCCATCGAATCGTATGTTCGTTCTTTCGCTATCGCTGCTCTCGTAGCGTATAACGCAGGAATCACAGGAGCAGAAGATTTACTTATCGCTGGTGCTATTGCAACACTTGGACCAGCACTCCGCGCTATCAATCCTAAAGACCCTGCGTTCGGTTTAATTGCCGATACCGTAGAAGTCGAATTGAACAAATTAGCAAAAGCAGACAAGAAAAAGAAGAAAGCAGTAAAGAAAAAGTAGTCATGGGATTACTAGACGATTTGTCGAATGTTGAAGCATTCGGGAAGGCACAATCGTTATTCTGCGGAGTATGTACGCTACTCGGTGAACTCCCCCAAGCCGAACGCGATGCTCTCGTAGCAGCAATGGCTAGACCGAAAGTTAGTCACACAGCATTGAGTAAGTTGTTAAAAGAAAACGGCTATCCGATTTCAGATGGAGTAGTGGGGCGGCATAGGCGAGGGGTCTGTTCCGGTGTCGCTAAGTGACGATTTAGAACAACTCGACCACGACTCGAATCCTGAAATCGTTGAACTGCGCAAAGCATTACAAAGAGCGCAGAAAGATTTACAGAAAGCAAAACAACGCACGGAAGAACTTGTCGAAGTTACGATTCAGTCGTGTTATGACGCAGTATTAGCGCACGATAAGTTTCCCGGAATAGCAGCGCCGAGCGCAGACAAACGCAAAACAAAACCCGAAGTTGCGCTATGGCATTTAACAGACTGGCAAGGCGCGAAACGAACTGTGTCCTACGACAGTACGATTATGCGCAAACGCGTATTAGATTTTGCTAAGAAAGCCATACGCATCACGGACATACAGCGCGCCGACCACCCAGTACGCGATGTAACGATTATGTTCGGTGGCGACATGGTCGAAGGTTTATTCAATTTCCCCACGCAAGCGTTCGAAATAGACGCGACACTCTTTGAGCAATATGTAACGGTAAGCCGACTTTTGGTAGAGGTTGTGCGTTACGCTTTGAGCAATTACGAGAAGGTGACTGTCGTAGCAGAATGGGGTAATCATGGGCGTATTGGAAGCAAGCGAGATAATGTTCCACGCAGCGACAACTTCGACAGAATGTGCTACGAACTCGCGCGACAATTGTTATCAGACGAAAAACGACTCACATGGCAGGAGTGTCCAGACGATATCCAGAGAGTTCAAATCGGAAACTACAAAGCATTGCTTATCCATGGCGATGAAGTTGGGCGGAATGGATTTGCGAGTCCGAGTGGCATCGTTCAACACGCGAACCGCTGGCGAAGCGGAGCATACGATTGGGATTTCCGAGATGTGTATATCGGTCACTACCACACACACGCAGAGTGGCCAATGGCAAACGGACAAGGAAGCGTCTATCAAACAGGCAGCACGGAATCGGATAATCGATATGCTGGTGTCATGTTGGCGGCAAGCGCAACACCATCACAACGACTTCATTTCGTTGACCCAATTAAAGGCAGAGTAACTGCCGCATATAAGATTTGGCTCGACTAATGGAAATTGACGACATACTTGCGGAAGCGAGTTGCCTTATTGGTGGCAACAGACAAGATACCTATGGTGCTATTGAAGAATCATGGGAACGCATCGGCAAACTATGGGCAGCCGTACTAAAACTAGATGAACCTATTCCGGCACACATGGTCGGATGTATGCTGGCACTTATGAAGATTTCAAGAATTGCTAATGACCCAACGCACACGGACAACTACATTGACGCAGTTGCGTATGTCGCTGGTGCTGGTCAATTAGCAACCTAGTAACAAAAGGTGGCAAAAGTTACCCCTCACTTCGGTGGGGGGTCTTTTTTTTTATGCGTCCTCGTCCTCGTCATCATCATCGCCGTAATCAACCCAAGTTGATGCCATGATTTCTAGTCCTGCGCTAGTAGCTTGTGCTAATGATGTTGCGAATAAAACCGCAGCACGATTACACATATCAGTAATGATGTCAGGATACGCAGCGTCTTGTTCAATTTTGACATTGAGTCCGCCGAGATTTATCACGACCCGAGCCATAGCCATGTCCGAAGAATAGCGCACCTGTCCAGCCCTGTGAGGCGAGGCTATTAGAGCGATTTTTAGAGGCGGCACGGGGGAAAACCCTTGGGCAAGGCTGTTCGGGTCTGTAATAGGCGCACAGGGCTCAAGTTGCCACGCTCAGGGTCGAGCCTGCACGCTCGAACGGCGCGCCAAAACTTTCTGCCAGCCTGATTTGCTTTTACCGCCTGAGCCTGTAATACTTCTCCCATGATGACGATGACGGGAACCGAAGGCGGTCTGACCGCGCGCGACAACTCCCTCGTTTGCTCATTTGTAACTAGATAACTACATAGCAGAATTCAGATAGTCGAAACGCGTTCGCGCGTTCGTTGTGTTTGATGGCATCGCCCGTGATACATCACTAGCCACTTATTTCCGTAAATCGGATGTGGTAAGCGCACTGCCTATAGAACAGCAACTACGACGACAGAATTGTAGAGAACGAAACGCGCATAGCAATATGTGCGTCTAGCAGTATCTGCTGCTACTGATGAGTTCAGTTACGAAAGGGTAAAATCATGGCACAAGACATTCACGCGGCAAGCAACGCAGCAATCGCTAACTATCTTGACAAAGAAGTAACAGTAACTATGACACGCGGTCAATTGAATGATTTAGCGATTCTTGTTAATCAAACGCTTCTCAACGAACACGAAGTTCTATCAAATGAACACTATTTGTATTTGGTGAAATTGCACAGTTTGTTGACACGCGGTTACTAGGACGAAACGCGGTAGCAATACCGCGTCTGCTGGTAAATGCCAGCACTGATGAGTCCATCAGCACTAACAAAGGGTAAATCACAAATGAGTACAGCCGTTGCAGAAAAAGCCAAGTTCGTATCTAAGTATGTAACAACTGAAACTATCGGTGAGTACGAAGGCGAAAGCACTTATGGCAATAAAGTATCGATGATTCGTTACACGATTCGCCAAAACGATGAAACATACACACTTGAAATGAGTGACGCTAAAGGCACTATCGGTGCGTATATGCGCTACTACTACATCACTTATTGGGGCGCTTCACAAGACGCGCTAGACGCTTCGCAAGAACTTGTTGAAAAAGCGCAATATGTTGCTGACAAGTTCCGCGAAAATGGCGGATTCAACCAAACATGGGTTTTGTCGCAGCGTGTCGATAAAATCGAAGAACTTCAACAACGAGCACAAGACGCGCTAGAAAAGTTTTTCATCTATGCGCAAATCGCTAGACGCGAAATCAAGTTATAGACCGAAACCGCCTACGGGCGGTCTTACCGTAACGCGGTAACTGACGAGGTCAGCAAACAACGAAAGGGTAATCATGACAAAAGAATATGTAGTGAAATTGACAGTAGAAGTTGTAGTAACAGCAGGAAACGAATTCGCTGCGGAAGCCGAAGCGAAAGACCTAGTAGAGATTCTTCCAAACACAAGCGTTGTCAGAACTAACAGCGTTAAGCCTAACAAGTACATGGTAGGTGCGTGATGAAAGATTGCGAAATGTGCGGAAGGTCTGCAGGCACACACGGACATTATCGTTGGTTCATTTACGACAACGGCGAAATGACTCGTATGTTTTGTTGCGTAGGTTGTCTATTTAAACACGATTTACTTACTGACAACGGAACACGCGAACACATTCCTACTATCGTAAAGGAATCACGATGAACCAATTAGACGACAGAGTCATCGCAGCAATTATTCGCGAGGCTCGCAAAACACACACAGAACCAGCAGCAGTTCAAGCATTAGATTCCGTAACAAATATGTTCGCAGGTGCGCTGTCTGTTACAACATCTAATGGCGCGTCTATTATCGGAGATTACACAGGCATAGATATACAGAATTTCTGTGAATCTGCTGGTATGAAAGATTAAGGCGAAACCCTGCTTCGGCAGGGTCTAGTGCTGAATGGCACTACTGACGAGCCTCTCGTTTGAAACTATCTTGAAAGGGTAATACTCATGGCACATAACATCGAACAGTTCGCTGACGGCACTAGCGCATTTTTCGCCAACCGCGAACCAGCATGGCACAACCTCGGCACAGTTACACCTGACGCGCTAACAGCACAGGACGCACTCGAAACAGCACAGTTGAATTGGGAAGTTAAAGTTAGCGACACCAATGTTGGCGCTGTTGTTGATGGCAAAGTTCTTACTGTTGGCAACAAGTTCATCACATACCGCGACCACCCGAAGAAAGGGTTGGCTGCTCTTGGTGTAGTTGGCGACCGCTATACACCGATTCAGAATGCAGACGCTTTTGAGTTCTTGAACTACCTATCCGATGATTCGGGTGCGAAGTTCGAAACTGCTGGTTCGCTCAATAATGGCGCGCGCGTATTCATGACGATGAAATTCCCCGAAGCGATGACAATTGCTGGCGTTGATACCATCAACCAATACATCATGGCTATCAACAGTCACGATGGCTCGTCCGCGTTTACTGTTGCGGTTACACCTATCCGCGCAGTATGCACGAACACAGTTCGCCTCGCGCTCGACCACGCAGTTAGCAAGATTTCGCTCAAGCATACTGCTGGCTCTACTGCGAAAGTTCAACAAGCACGCGAAACTCTCGGTGTCGTTTGGCGCTACCAAGAGGAATTCGAACGCGAAGTTAATTATCTGCTCAACCGCAGCATGAACGAGCAGGACTTCAAGAAGTTTGTTGAGAAACTCGTACCAGCAGCACACAAGGACGCTAGCGAGCGACAGAAAAACAGCATTGACACCAAGCGCGCAGAGATTACTGCTCTGTGGTACGCGCCAACACAGCAGAATGTAGCGAATACTGCGTGGGCTGCTTACAACGCTGTTGTTGAGTGGGCTGACTGGGCACAGGCAGTACGCGGTGGCGAGAACAAGAATGCTGTTCGTGCTGAGAGAAACATTCTCGGCGCAACTGACGCTATCAAGAACAAGGCACACGCACTCCTAATGAATGCGTAGTTAGCAGTATCAAGAAATTCGGCGCGCTCATCATTGTCGGTGGGCGCGCCTATTCTTGTATCTGCCGTTTCATACTGTAAAATCAACCACAACAGAAAGGGTAATCATGTTATATCCAGCAATACTTTACATAGTCGCTGCGCTATTCGGCACAGGACTTGCGTTACGCCTTATGGCTATTGACGCACAAGAATCAAAATCTATTCTGACACGGCGCGGACGCATCGTTGTCGGAATCTGCGTTGGTTTAGTTATCGGCGCAGTCATTGTCGCCATCAACGGAACATGGTGGAACTGTGATTCCGGCGCTTGTTCAGTTATGTGGGGATACTGATGAGTCGTTGCGAAAAATGTAAACAAAAATGCACATACACGCATTTAGTCATACGCGACAACGAACGCGTATCTCTGTGTGCGAAGTGTTACTATGGACAGAAAGGGTAATTATGCAAACTTTCATGACACACGACAACTATGTTGATACCGCAAAAGTCCTAGACGACAAGCGTTTAGGGAAACAGCGCGTTGAAACATATCAAATTCTCAAAGCATTACGCGGTGACTATGACGATACTGGCGCTTGGGTTAATCACCCTGCGACAGTCATGTGGCGCGGTCACGAAGCCGACTTGGCTCTTTACGGCTTGACTATTTCCATCGAGTTTTACGAACGCGGATTCGATGGTTGGAATATGTGCGAAATCTTCAACGATTTAAACGCACAACTTACGCGAGCGAAAGCAGGAAAATATCCGTGGTGGGTCAATAACGAATTACTTCACATGACGCATCGCTCCAACCTTATCCGTAAATACCCTGAGTATTACGGCGGTTGGCAACTTCCTGACAACATTCCTTACATCTGGCCACTTCCCGAAGTCGGCGAATTCCGACTCGGCACATTCAAGAACGGAGATAACCTCGATATGCTCAAAGGCGCGAATGTATTTCTCACCTCACAGCAAGTCGCTGAACTACTCGGCGTATCGCCGAAAACCATTAGCGCATACAAAGCGCGTGGGCAAATGCCAGCACCCGACCGCGAATATGGTCGCACACCGCTATGGCGTTACAGCACGATAGAAAAATGGCGTGGCGAAATACGCACACCCGTAATACCGAACAAGTAATCGAACAGGAAGGCAAACCTATGACTACTTCACTAGCAATAAAAAACGACCAAGATTTTTGGTCAAATCAGCAACTCGCTGCGTTGAAGCAACTTGGCTTGAACAATGCGAGCAACGGCGACCTCGCCGTGTTTTTCCATCAAGCACAGAAAACAGGACTCGACCCATTCGCTCGTCAGATTTACATGATAGAACGAGGCGGACGCTACGGAATACAAACATCGGTTGATGGTTTGCGTATCGTTGCGCAGCGTTCAGGCGAATACGCAGGACAAGCAGGACCATTTTGGTGCGGCGAAGATGGCGTATGGAAAGATGTTTGGATTGGCAAGACTCCACCATACGCAGCGAAAGTTGGCGTATATCGCAAAGGATTTGCCGAGCCACTATACGCAGTAGCAAAATGGGATTCGTATGCGTTGGCATCGCCCGTGTGGAAAAAAATGCCCGACCTCATGCTCGCAAAATGCGCTGAATCTTTGGCGCTACGCAAGGCGTTCCCAAACGACTTGTCAGGGCTATACACAGACGAAGAAATGAGCCAAGCGGATTCGGGTCAGGATTCCACAGTCAAGCCTGTAAAGGTCACTCTAGAGCCTGTGGTGGCTGAGGTCGTCCAGCCTGTATCGCCTCAAAGCGAAACCGACTGGGAAGGCATCATGGAAAAATTCAACGAGTGCAAAACCAAGGAAGATTTGAAAAAGTTTTGGGATAAAAACAAAACATTACTAGACGAAATCGTTCCTGATGGCGAAGGCAAAACTCTGCGTATGTTGGTACTAGAGAAAGTTGCGACCAACAATGATTAACAACACGCTGAATCCAATGGTTGCGGATTTCCTCACGCAAGCCAGCAAGAAATTATTTAACGCAGCGCAAAGTGGCGACACCGATTTAGCGGAAGCCACTATGCGTTGGACTCGCGACAATTGCGATTTGTTCCTAGAGGCACTAGCAGAAGGAAGGAAAGAACATGGAACTACTACAAGATAGTTGCTATTGGTGCGAGGAACAACTCACGCGCCCTAGCGACTATTTGCCATGGATAGGCGACCACGATAATTTCGTATGCCTGTTTCACCCTGCCAATTTTGACGCTATCAAAATGGACGCTACGGGCGAAACTTGCTATCACCAAACAATGGAAGAAGTCTACGATATCATCGTTAAGCACTATCACACACAGAAAGCGCTACGCAAGAAAGAACCATTGCGCGCCGTCAGCGACAATACTGTGATAGTCGGCAAGAAAGCACAGCGAACAAGTCGTGCTGCTGCCGAATCTGTATTGCCGCGTTCAGGAACTATTCGTCACCGCGTTCACTCGTATTTCACAGGGCGCGGTGTGTATGGTGCGACTGATGATGAAGCGCAAAACTTTCTCGGCATCGATGGAAACACATTTCGCCCTACAAGAAAAACACTCGTTGATGATGGCTACCTAATAGATTCAGGTAGAACACGCAAGAACGAGAAAGGGCATGACTGCATTGTTTGGGTAGAACGCAATGAGCATCCTGCGTTTTTATTCGAGGAGCGATGATGAAAAAACTAATCATATTGTTAGTTGTTCTATTGGTTTCAACAGTCATTCCTGCGCGAGCAGATGTGTATGTCATCGTTGATAGTAATGGTGTAGTCGTAAGCGGTGCAATCGTTTGCGATGCTGGTACTTGTGGCAACCCGAATTCTCTGTATTCACGACTGACATTGAAAGCAGGGGAACGCTATGTGTTACAAGGCAGGACAGATAGCAATGGCAACAATTCAGGAATCGGTGCGCAACCGAATCAAATTCTCGTAGTCAAAGAAGAACCTACGAAAAATACATTCGTGGCAATAACGCCTACGCAAACTACTGTCATTGTCACGCCGACAGTAGTAGAACCACAGCCTACGCCTGAACCTAAACCACAACCTGTTGCGCCAACACCTACGCCAACACCTACGCCAACACCTACGCCAACACCTACGAACACAACAGAAACAAGCACAGTCATTACAGAAACAAGCACAGTCACAACAGTCGCAGATACGGCTACTGTTGGCGCTGTCATAAATTCAGATACGACAACAACTACGACTGCACCTGTCGAAACGCAACCTGAACCTGAAATTCCTCTATTCTCGGAATCGCTAATCGAATGGTTAGCGCGTTGGCAAGAATTATGGGCAGAGTTCCTATTGTGGCTCGAGTCATGACAGGTTCATATTCGTGGCGTGACGGGTGGGCATTGACATACCCTCACGCTGTTCCGGCAACAAGACCAGCAAGACACGAACCTATTGCGCGATGTGCGTATTGCGGTGCGTGGACTATTCATAAACAACCATGTTCCACCTGCGGAACGGAAAGGCAAGTATGACGATAACACCTGAACGAGTAGAGGCAAGACTCTACGAACTTAGCAAGGAAATCGACAAAGCGCATGACGAACTTGTAGATGCTGAGAAGTTATATCACGGCGTCAAGGCAACTTTCGAAATCGCTATCGCTCGGGCAAGATTAAACATTGGCATGAATAATCTGAAATTGCGCGTAGGCGATGTTGCTGACAAAGCACTTGTCGAATGTGAACAGGAGTGGCATCAACTTCAAACAGCCGAAGCATTAGTGAAGGCTGCGCGCGGAAATGCTGCTCGCGTTCGCACTCAAGTAGATATTGCGCGTTCTATCGGCACCTCCGTACGCGCTTCAATGGACATAGCGTAAGAAAGGGCAAAGGGTAATGAAAATAGAAAAAGTAAAAAAACTAATCGCGCCATATCTTGATGACAGCGAAGTATTCGCTGCTATCACTCTGCGTGATGAAGCCGATGAACACCTGAAAAATCATCACGAAGGCGAGGCTGCGTTGACCGATGACGAGTGGGTTCAAGTCATTCGTTTTATGGAAATCGATGATGCAATTTGGCGCGAAATCTACAACGCTATGGAATATTACATAGAGGCAACAGTTAAGAAACGGAGTTCGCAAAATGTCAGCAGCCAATGAATTAGTCAAAGCCATTACTGCTGCTGGTTTATCAGAATCACGCGGTAAACAAACTGATATAGGTCCGAGTCAGGTAGGTAGTTGCGCACGCAAATTGTGGCTACAAATCAACGGCGCGGAAAAAACGAACAGCAATTTATTGCGTTTCAGTAGCATGATGGGAACAGCAATACATTCGTATATTCAACAGGCGTTTCATCGTCTTGACCCGTTCGGCGAAAGATATTTGCTGGAAACAGAAGTGTATTCAGAAGAAGCACAACTGCGTGGTCATGTTGATATGTTCGATAAACAATTGGGCGAAGTCATTGACTGGAAGTCTACGAAGATGCGCAACCTCGCGTATTTTCCGAGCAGACAACAGCGCTGGCAAGTTCAGTTATACGGCTGGCTTATTGAAAATGTCTTAGGTCAGAAAGTAAATACTGTCACGCTTGTTGCTATTCCGCGTGATGGTACTGAGAACGACATTGTTTATCACAGCGAGCCGTACGATGCGAATGTTGCAAATGAAGCCTTCGCATGGTTGTCGGAAGTAAAGTTCGCAAAGCACCCACCTGCGCCTGAAAAAGACGCGGTGTTCTGCCGTAACTACTGCGAGTTCTATGACAAGACAGGCACGAAGGGTTGTGCTGGTCGGTCAAAATCAGAAGCCGATAGTTTCAACATTCCTGACCCTATCGTTGATAAGGTCGCACAGGACTATCTCCGAGTTAGCGATGAGATACGGAAACTAGAGGCGGAAAAAGACGGACTCAAAGGATTTCTTGAAGGCGCTAACGGAACTACTGTATCGGGCTTGAAAATCGCTTGGTCGTCCGTAGCAGGACGAAAATCCATTGACGAAGCAGAAGTCCTCGAAAAACTTGGATATGTTCCATTTAAGGTCGGCAAGGACTCTGCGCGTCTATCCGTGAAAGCAACAGGAGGCAACGATGACTGATGACAATTGGGGCAAGTGTCCGATAGAAGGTTGCGATTGGTGTCATTGTGACGAATGCGAATTCGAACACGAAGGAGCGCAAGCATGAGCGACCTACACGAATGTTTAGGCGTACGCGATGTTGGTGACAAAACTGTTATCTGCGCTTGCGTATCGCAAGCAATGTATCGGCACATGGAATCTTATTTCCGTGCTGAATTCATCAAGGAAATTCATGCGTTCGCTTCCGAATATCACCATCACATTGAAGGTCGTGATGTTGTGATAGTCGAGCAACTCGTTACATTTCTGCAACCTGTGAAGGGAGAAAACTAGTGGGCTGGGTACGGCTAGACGACAATTTCGCAGACCACCCGAAAGTCATTGGCTTGTCCGATACGGCATTTCGCCTGTTCATAACAGGGCTGTGCTATTCCAACCGCCAACTGACAGACGGGCATATCCCATATCAAATCGTCAATGCGTGGGTAGGCGATAATCCTGAAAAACCAAGTGACGAACTCGAGGACCAAAACCTATGGGAACGCACGGCGAAGGGATTTCAAATACGCTCGTATGACGAGTATCAACCGACACGGGAAAAGGTAGAAGGCAAACGAGCAGAGGCACGGGAGAGGCTGGCAAAGTATCGAGAAACGCAAAAGAAACGCGTTTCCGATGCGTTTCCTGATGACTTCGGAAACGAATTCGAAACGCCAACCCCAACCCAACCCAACCCAACCCAACCCAATTCTTTAGATATATCTATCGATATATCTAAAGAGGTAGAACCATACGAATCGGATACTCCGATTCCGCTGCCACGCGTGAAGTCTGCAAAGGATTCTGTTATCAGGATTAGCAGCAAACTTGCAGAAGCGCGTTCGCAGGGTATCAACGCATGGAATCTGTCGCGGTTGGTCGAGGACGAGTGGGATACGCTGCATATCAACAACGATATCGGTGGGTGTATCGCGCTGACAGCGTGGTATGTCGCTGAGTTGCAGTCACGCAAACTGACTTCCGCAGAGATTAGCCGTATCGGTCAAATGACCAAGCGGTTCGGACGAATTGCCCTACTCGCTATTGACGAGGCAGCCGCAAAAGATTTGACTGACCTTGTGAGTTATGCGTTTAGGATAGCCCAAAGAATGTATGCGGATAGGAAAGCATGATACTAGAAAACGGATACGAGATTCCAGAGGGCTATGAAAGCATGAGTTGTTTTCACAATTGTGGTTTCATAGTCATCTGGAAATCGGGTAGGCACGAAGGAGTGGGCGAAAAAATGGACGCGCACCTTGAGGAATGCCCGTACAAACCAAGAAAAAATCCATTCCGAACAAAGGGTATGTAATGAATCATTGTGGAAAAACAGGTTGTATTTGTACACATAGTGAACCATGCGAATATGGTTATATATGGGTCGAGTACTACGAGGACAAGAAAACTGTTACAAAAGATGGGAATACCAAAGTTGTATCAGAGCGTTTCGAAGGTGTACGATTTTGTCCGACCTGCGACCCTGAACGCGCAAATATTCAGGCAAGTTCCCGTTCAAGTCAGGAACTACAGGAGCGACTACGCGCTCGCTCTACTGTATCTAAATTCAAAGCCTACGAAGAAGAAGAACGCTCCAAGACTAGAGCGTTATGAGGTACTTCAATGAGCACAATAAAACCCGTAGAAGGCTATAGGAAGGCTCAAAGAAAATGGAAGGTACGAGGGCTGGCGGTTGCGTATTTCGCAGCCCTATTCACCTTTACAGCGCCGTTATCGGCAACTATGTCACCAGTCATAGACCCTGTGAAAGTCAAGAAATTGACAGACCCTAGGGCAATTGCTCGTGATATTGCCAAGACAGAATACGCATGGGGCAAACAGCAGTATGGCTGCCTATCGAAACTATGGGGCAAAGAGTCCGCATGGAATCCGAAAGCAGTCAGCCCTACCAATGACCATGGGATACCACAACGCAATATGCCAAGAAATACTCAAGCCGAAAAAACTGCCTTCCTTAACGACACGCGAGGGCAGATAGTTTGGGGATTGAATTATATTTCTATCCGTTACAATAATCCATGTAACGCTTGGCAATTTTGGCAAAAGAATCGGTGGTATTGATGGATTCGTTCTTCGTGAAAGGGCGACCCGTTCCGCAGGGTTCGCTGAAATTTATTCATGGTCGCCCTATTCACGCAAGAGCAACAGATTTAGCAGTATGGCGTGCTGATATTGCGCGTAACGCAGAACTCTCAGGCTATCGACCTGTTGATGGTGCTGTGAAAGTTAGTTGTGAATTCATTTATATCAAACCAAAAACAAGTTCGCGTTCAATGCCATGGGTCAAGCCTGATTTAGATAAACTAATTCGCGCAGTTCTCGATGGACTTACGGGTGTCGCTTATGTTGATGATGCGCAAGTAACGCTAATCTCAGCAAGTAAATCATACGGGTCTGTGGAAGGCGTGTGGATAACGATTGAGCAACTAGGCACATGAAATTATTAGAAGAAATCCTGAGCGACTATCCCCGAGTGTGGGAATATTACAAACACGATTCAGGAGAAAAAGGGCGCGCGCCGAAGTTTTCGCAGCGCTATCCGTTGCCACTTGGCACTCTTAGCATGATGTTAGATTTTCATAAATGGACACACAAGACGACATATTTTGTCGCAAGCGAAATTCAACAAGCGTTACCTGTTCCTGTTCGCAAAACAGAAGTAGGTCCATGTCCGCTTGTTATGTCACGAATCGAATGGCTCAACCTTGTATGGGAAGATATTGTTCGCAAACGCAAATCGCTGTCGAAAACTTTAGGCGATGAGGTAATCCATTGGCATACCCGTATTCGGGTCAAAGTCAATGACGGCGACACTTATACCTACGAGTCCGAGATGGTGTGCGGACAATGTGCGCACAAGTCCGTGATGCGTATAAACGATATGTTCGTCTGTGTCAATACTGCTTGCAAAGACCCGATGACTGGAAAATTGCGTACATGGCTCAGCAACTAGAGGTGCTACGCGCTTTGACTTGGGCACGCGCGAGAGGGTACTGCGAAAAATGCGGTGGGTCACTTCCGCACTCTTGGGCGCTTCATCATCGCAAACTGCGCAGTCGTGGCGGCAAAGACGAAATCACTAATTTTCTTGCGTTACACCATGAGTGTCACAACCTTGACACGGATTCGGTACATAACAACCCTAGCAGCGCACTTGAAAAAGGCTATATGGTTTCAAGTTGGGCTGACCCTGCGGAGTGTCCTGTTACGCTTCCGAACGGGGATATTGTTATACTGACGCAGGAAGGCACCTATAAATATCTCGAAAGGAATGGCTATGGCTGGTGAACCGATAGTTACCATTATCGGTAACTTGGGAACGGATGCCGAATTTAAGAAAACACCGAAAGGCACACCCGTTACAACATTTAGCATCGCTAATACTCCGCGCAAACAACAAGGCAACGAGTGGGTAGATGGCGATACAACATGGTTCCGCGTATTCGTATGGAATCGTGATGCTGCCGGAACAGCATTGGCACTCAAGAAAGGTGACAAAGCAATTGTTACAGGCAGACTACAAGTAGCAAACTACACAGACAAAGAAGGCAACGCGCGCACCGCACTTGAAATCAATGCTGATGGTGTTGGCATAGTGCCGAAATATGCACCTGAACCACAGGAACCGCGTTCCGATAAATCGGACGAAGAACCTATCGAGGATTTCCCATGGTAAGTTCATTCAAACAGGTAGGCAAAGTCACCATTGGCGGTGGCATTAGTTGGCGTTTCGGACTCGGAATATGCGTGGACAGGTGGTCTTTCAACATAGATTTTGGACCTCTGTGGTTATTCATTGAATGGTAGCCGAGCGTTACAAGTTCGTTGAGGACATTCTCAACAATGTTTTGCGTTTCACGAACTACAACAATACGAAAAAACTGAATCATGACATGCTTTGCGCGCAGATGTATTGGGGCATACGCAGAGATATGGCTAAGGAACTGTTACAGGTCATGAGTGCAGGCGGAGATGCTTACTCTCGCATCGCCAATTTGAAGAAAGTTTTAGAGGAACAATGACAGAAGGCAACGGAATCATTGATAGTGAAGTAGCAGCCATGCTTTTGGGAATCAGCAAGAACAACCTCCGTCAGTTGGTTCACCGAAAACAATTAGTGCCAGTCGGAAGGCAGTCGCGTAGGAGTACCTTTCACCTACAAGATGTGCTGGCACTACAAACATACCGAGGCAAACTGGGTCAGGGAAGGAATACTTCCACGCCTTAGTATGTTACACTTCCTGCCAATGGGAGAAGTCTGTCCTAGTGCGTTTTACCCTTTCGCGCTAGGCAGACTTCTTCTGTAGGTACGGAGGCGCAATGAAAAAAATACTTGTTACAGGTGGCGCAGGATTTTTAGGTTCGCACCTGACAGAGCGATTGCTCGCAGAAGGCAATGAAGTAATCGTTGCTGATAATTTATACACGGGCAACAAACGCAATATCGCATCGTTCCGCGATAATCCTAATTTCGAATTTTTATTACATGATGTATCGCAGCCGTTATATTTGCAAGTAGATGAAATCTACAATTTAGCGTGTCCTGCTTCGCCCGTACATTATCAACGCTATCCGACACAAACTACTGTGACGAGCGTAAGCGGTGCTATCAATATGCTAGAACTAGCAAAACGCACAGGCGCAAAAGTTTTACAAGCATCAACATCGGAAGTTTATGGCGACCCAGAAGAACACCCACAGCCGGAAACATACTGGGGCAAAGTAAATCCTATTGGTATTCGCGCGTGTTATGACGAAGGCAAACGCGTTGCAGAAACTTTATTCTTCGATTATTGGCGACAGTTCGATTTGAACATCAAAGTTATACGCATTTTCAATACTTATGGACCGCGCATGGCAGCAGATGATGGTCGTGTTGTCAGCAATTTCATTGTTCAAGCATTGCGCAATGAACCGATAACTATTTATGGTGACGGCAAACAAACAAGAAGTTTCTGTTATGTCGATGATTTAGTACACGGCATTATCAAAATGATGGCAACGCCGAATCATATTGTTGGACCTATGAATTTAGGTAATCCTGTTGAGTTCACAATGCTGGAACTCGCTGAACTCGTATTGAAATATACGAACAGCAAATCTGAATTAGTTTTCAAATCACTACCGCAGGACGACCCGAAACAGCGTCAGCCGAATATTAACTACGCAAAAGAACAGTTGGACTGGCAGCCTACGACATTTTTAGACGAAGGCTTACAGAAAACGATTGCGTATTTCGCAAGCATAGTGAAATAGGAGAAGGCAAATGGAAACAAAAGTAGTCGCTATCAACTCATTAAAAGAGTTTGAAGGCAATCCTCGCAAGGGAAATGTCGCTGCGCTCGCGGAATCTCTCAAAGCGAACGGACAGTACAAGCCAATAGTTGTTAGCAAAGCAACTCAGCAAATCCTCGCAGGAAATCACCTGTGGAAAGCGGCACAGTCGCTAGGCTGGACAGAAATCAACATTGTCGAAATCGATGTTGATGACGAAGGCGCAAAGAAAATTGTTGCTGCTGACAACCGCCTTGCTGACCTCGGCACTTACGATGAGCAAGCATTATTAGATTTACTTGAAGATATTTCGCTCGAAGGAACAGGCTATCAGCCAGCAGATATTGATGACTTGCTCGCAATACTAGACGAGCAACAAGCACCTGAGTTTGGTGTTGCTGCTGCACCAGCACACGAAAATGTGTTGGCAACAACAACACTCGAAGAACGCGCACAACGCTATGCGGAAAGAACTATTCGTCTGCTTATGTGTGAGTTCCCACAACACCAATACATTTGGGCGATGGAAAAACTTACAGAGTTGCGCGAACGCTTCGGAACAGACAGTAATGCAGATACTATTCTGCGCATGATTGCCGAACTATCCAACTCTGAGGTGCCAACACAATGAAAGAACTAACAGTATTTCCCGTCAAGCAAGTTATCACTCGTGATGATGTGCGCGAAATGAAGGGATTACTCGTTCCTGAAATTGAAGCCAACATTACTGAAGAAGGCATTTATGTTGATGAAACAACAGGCGAGCCATTCCTTGTTTATTTGAAGATGGACGCAGATGTGACTGCGAATCTTCGTAACGCAGTACGCGGAATCAAATACAGCGCGACAGGCGTAACACGCAGCACAGGCGTACAGAACAACAGCCGTACTTTCGGCATGGCACCACGCAAGCCATTTCAAACACGCGAGGCTTGTCGCCCTACTTCAATGTCGCACGAACAACCCGAAGAACACGATGTATTAGTGCAGACTGCTGATATTTTGAGCGATATCATGCGCGAAATCGCGCCCGAAATTTATGAAAAAGACGCAAAAGAAACATCGGCGGTTGCTGATGAGTGGCGCATTTCGGAGCGCTCTCTCTGGACTAGCGGTGTTGTCAATAAAACTTCCACGCTTCCGTATCATTATGACGGCAATAATTTTGATATGTGGTCTGCTATGCCTGTTGTTCGGCGTGGCACTCGCGGTGGTTATCTCAGCATTCCTGAATATAACGCTGTTATTGAATGCCGCGATGGTTGGGTGTTGTTCTTTCCGGGATTCCGACTACTTCACGGCGTAACGCCTATTCAGCACATCACGAAAGACGCCTATCGTTATACTGTCGTGTACTACTGCTTACGCGGTATGAAAGACTGCTTTACTTACGCAGTCGAACAAGCCGAAGCACGCAAACGCAGAACCGAGCGAGAACTCGCATTCGCTTCCGCCCTGAAAGGCGAAACGAAACCGCGCATACTCGGCGGTTGATAACGGAAGGAAGGCGATGGATTACCAAATAGCAATACCTTCGTACAAGCGCGCCGAATTATTGCGCGATAAGACTCTCGTATGGCTAGAGAGCAAGAAAGTAGACCCTGACCGCATCACGGTATTCGTGGCAGGAGAAGAAGAAAGCGACCACTATCGGTATGTGCTAGGACATAAATACCGCGTAGTCACAGGTGTTTTGGGCAAAATCCAGCAACAACAGTTTTATCATCACTACTATCCCAAAGGCACACCGCTACTGAACATGGACGATGATGTTGTCCGCCTTCGGCAGCGTACGGCAGACGGGAAATTAGAGGATTGGCAAGGCGACCTAGACGCACTCGTTGAACTTGGCTTCAAGACGGCGAAACAGGTCGGCGCAACAATGTGGGGAATCAACCCTGTTGAGAATGGTTTTTTCCTTCACGACCATATCTCCGTAGGGCTGCGCTATATCATCGGACTTTTCTACGGCTGTTACGCTGGCGACCCTGTGTTTATCGGTAAAGACAGACTGCTCGAAGCATCGGGCGATGACTACGAAAGCACGATTCGCTCGTTTATTCAGAATGGCTCTGTCGTGCGTTTCGAATATCTCTGCCCTACTACCAAGTATTTTGCTGCTGGCGGTATTGACGCAGAACTCAAAACACGCGGAGTAGCCGATAGGCAGACAGACCACACACGGGTACTGTACGAAATGGAAGCGCACTATCCTGAACTATGTAAAGTTGTAACGAAGGCTGGCGGAATCAAAAATATTCGCTTGAAACCAATTACCTTCGAGAAATTGCCAAGAGTAGATGTCTAGACCGAGCAAACTAACACCGGAAACGCTGGAAAAACTTATCCGTGCGTTACGGGCAGGAAACGACCAAAAGGTTGCTGCTGAACTAGCAGGAATAGGCGAAACAACTTTCTATCGCTGGATGGAGTTAGCGCAAGAACCTAACGCGAAGAAAGACTATCGGGAATTTCGGGAGTCTGTCTTGCGCGCTCTTGCTGCTGCTGAGGCTGATGCGGTTGTGCGTATTCAACAAGCAGCACAAAACGGCAGATGGCAAGCGGCAGCGTGGTGGCTTGAAAGAAAGCACGCAGAACGCTGGGGAAGGAACGACAAAATCCGCGCAGAGATTTCAGGTCCGAATGGCACACCGATTCAAATAGACATAGAGGAAGCAAAGAAGGCAATTCTCGAGTTCATTAACGAAGGCAGCGTAAATGGGTCTATCACTCAGGGAACAGATATCGCAGTTACCGATAGCGGAACAACAGCGATGGCTGAACCAACAAACTAGCGAGTACATTCACAGCCTACACCGCAAGCCTTGGTGGTTTATCGGCAGACCCGAACAACACGAACCCGAAGGCGACTGGAATATCTGGTTGATTATGTCGGGTCGCGGTTGGGGCAAGACACGCACAGGCGCAGAGTGGCTTACGGAACGCATATTGACAACGCCAAAAGCACCTGACGGCACGGGTACGCAATGGGCAATTATCGCACCGCGTTTTAGCGATACGAAAACAGTCTGCGTAGAAGGTCCATCAGGGCTGCTGGTTTCAATACGAAATCGTGGGCTAGTGCCTGATGTTGATTATATCTATAACAAATCGTCATACAAGATTACTTTCAAAGACGGACAGATAGTTCACATGTTCGGTGCGGATTCGCCCGATAGCGGTCGCGGTCTGAACTTATCAGGCGCATGGCTTGATGAGGTTGCTGCTTGGCCTTATCCGTATGAAACTTGGACAGAAGGTTTAGCACCTGCGCTGCGTATCGGCGAAAGACCACGCATCGTTGCAACAACAACGCCAAAGCCCATCAAGTTACTTCGTGACTGGGTATCGCGTACTGACGGCTCAGTAGTTGTCACTCGCGGAAGCACATTTGATAACGCAAGGAATTTGTCTGAAACCGCGCTAGCGGAACTGAAGGCGCGCTACGAAGGTACGCGCACAGGAAGGCAAGAGTTATACGGCGAACTGCTGGAACAGGCAGAAGGCGCACTATGGCAGCGCTATTGGATAGAAGATACTCGCGTCACGCCCGACAAAGTACCACCGCTATACCGCATCGTAGTTGCTATTGACCCAGCAGTAACGAGCGGAGAAGATAGCGATGAAACAGGAATTATCACAGCAGGAGCAGCATCAGACGGACACTTCTATGTCCTCTCTGATGACACTATACGCGCTACTCCAAACGAATGGGGTAAGCGAGCAATTGAAGCATTTAGAAAACACAAGGCAGACCGAATCGTTGCTGAAACAAACAACGGCGGTGACATGGTTATTATGGTGCTTCAACAGGTAGATAGAAATGCACCTGTTACCAAAGTTCATGCGACACGCGGAAAGCGTGTGCGCGCAGAACCCATTTCGGCACTCTACGAGCAGTATCGCGTTCATCATGTTGGCGCGTTTCCGCAACTCGAGGACCAAATGGTAATGTGGACACCCGAAAGCGCCGAATCACCTGATAGACTAGACGCACTAGTGTGGGCACTTACCGAACTGAAAGATGGTTCAGTATCTCTTACGGGATTACAGAACCTCGCTACAATTTGCGGCAGTTGTCAGATGCCGAATAAGAAAACGAACAAGATTTGCGAATACTGTAACGCGGCACTAGGAGCATAAATGGCAGTTACTTACAACACCGTAATCGACCAAGGTGCGGATTGGTATATAACTTTTATTTATGAACAGCCGAACGGCAATCCTGTCAATATCACGAGTTACACCGCAGCACTACAAGTACGCACATCACCACTCGCCAAAACAGCAGTATTGACCCTGACGAACGGCAACGGCATTACTATCACAGGCAATACTGGAACTATCGCGTGTCATGCGACCAACACACAAACGGCAGCGATTACTAACGGCAGATATGCTTATGACATTGAAATTACTTCGCCTCAGAATGTTGTAACACGCCTTGTTCAAGGCACAATTGAAGTCAGCCCACAAGTAACGAGGACATGATGGCAGACGAAACAGTAGTAGTTCAAGTAACGCAGCCGATTATCCGCGTTACTGCTCCCGGACCGCAAGGTGGAGCAGCACAAATTTTCTATACGCATACTCAAGCAGTTGCCAGTAGCGTATGGACTATCAATCATAATCTCGGTGGAGAACCTACTGCGGTCGTGCTTGATTCAGCAGGTACTCAATGTGAAGGCACATTTAGTTATCCAAGCAAGAACACAATGGTAATAACCTTCACGGCAGCCTTTACTGGCACCGCGTATGTAATATAGGAGAAATAATGGCAAGAAAATTTCTAGTCAGCATTGACTTAAACAAGAACGAATTACAAAACGCGGTAATTCAGAATCTCGGAACTGCACCATCTAGCCCTCTCGATGGTCAGATTTACTACAACACCTCTGACGATACGCTGTATTTTTACAACGGCACACAATGGGTGAACTTCGTACAGACTACGCAAGTTCAGTACGGTACATTCAGCAACCGCCCTGCCGCTAATACTGTTCCTGCTGGTACGCTCTATTTCGCAACAGATAATAATCTCCTATATCTAAGCGATGGCTCGACATGGGACCAAATCTCATCTTTCGGCACAGTTTCAGCACAAACCTCTTACGGCGATACTTCGTCAAGCGGTAGCAGCAACGATTATGCTCGCGCTGACCACACGCACGGAACGCCATCTCTCACCAGCACAGCACCGCAAACACTTGCGGCTGGTGGAACTAACAGCGTAGGTACTGCGAGTACACCTGCTCGCGCAGACCATGTTCACGCACTACCTAATTTTGGCAATGTCACCGCGCAAACAACTTTCGGTTCTGCTTCTGCTAATGGTTCAGGCACAGACTTCGCTCGTAATGACCATACTCACGGAACACCAACACACGACAACGCAGCACACAGCGCAATCAATCTTTCCGCGCTTACTGTTCCTCTTGCTGATGTGTCTTTCGGTAACTACAAGATTACTAACCTCGCAACACCAACTGCCGATACTGACGCAGCAACTAAAGCGTATGTTGATGCAACTGCGCAAGGACTTCTTATCAAAGAAGCAGTTCACCTCGCAACTGCCGCAATTCTTCCTAACAGCCCTGCGTGGACTTCTGCTAACGGCGGAACAATCACAGCAGGAAGCAACACCACTCTCACAGTAGACGGCGACCAAGTTCTTGCTGGTCAGCGCGTTCTCGTCAAAAATGAGGCAAGCCTCGGCGGTCTAGGTGGTCAATACAACGGCATTTATGTATTGTCGCAAGAAGGTGACGGCTCGAATCCTTGGATTCTTGTTCGCTCTGCTGACGCTAATACTTCTGCTGAAGTTAAGTCGGGTATGTTCACATTCGTACAGACTGGCGACACTCTTGCCAATACTGGCTGGGTTCTTACAACCGACAACCCAATTACCCTCAACTCTACTGTTCTTGAGTTCACTCAGTTCTCGGGTGCTGGTACTTATACCGCAAGCAATGGTGTTGCTCTCGGAGCAGTCGGCGGAGCAAATAACTTCTCTGCTGTTGCTCATACAGGTATCTCTGTCAGTTCCGCAGGTATCGCTATCGATACTGCTGTTGTTGTACGCAAGTACGCAGCCAATGTTGGTGACGGCTCGAACACCTCATACACGATTACCCATGACCTCGGCACTCGTGATGTTATTGTTACTGTCTATGATAACAGCAGCCCATACGCAGAAGTGATTTGCGATGTACAACATACAAACACTACTTCGATTACTCTGCTATTCTCAGTCGCTCCAACTTCAAATCAATATCGTGTAGTCGTACACGCTTAGGAGGCTAGCGTGGGTCTGCTTGACAGATTGGCTAGAGCAGTCGCGGCGGAAATTCAGAAAGCACCGAATCTTCCGCCCGGAACTGTCACTATCTCTGAACAAGATATGGTGAATCGCTCTAGACCTATGAATCAAACATACGGTCAGTCAGTTGGATTACCTCGTAATCCGATTTGGCCAAATGTTCCATTTACACCCGGAAGTCCTATCGTTCCGGGAGCGATAAATCCATTACGCGAAGATGGTCGTCCTGACCCTCGCCGTTATGAGTATCAAGTTGCGCAAAATATCAACATCACGGAAACGCGTCTTATCCCTTTCAAGACATTACGCGCAACCGCAGACCAAGTAGATATTATCCGCCGTTGTCTTGAAGTTGTGAAAAACAAAATCACGGGTATGGACTGGGATATTGTTTTGAGCGATGACGCTTCTGAACGCATCGCAGCAGAATCAGGCAAAGACCATGTTCGTGCGATGGCTTCGGCGCGTGAGAAATACACAGAAGATATTGCTCGCCTACGCGGATTTTGGGAAAACCCTGACAAAGCAAATGGATACACATTTTCGGACTGGATTAACCTTTCCGTAGAAGAAATCCTCGTGATAGATGCGTGGGCTATTTGGCCACAAAAGTCTGTCGGTGGAGATTTATACGGATTTCAGGTACTTGACGGCTCAACTATCAAGCCACTTATTGACGACCGAGGAATGCGTCCTATTCCACCTAACCCTGCGTTTCAGCAGATTCTCTACGGATTTCCTCGTAGCGAATTCATGGCGCCAATGGAAATGGAAGATGCCGATGGAGAATTCACCTCTGACGAACTATCTTATTTGGTCAAAAATAGAAGGTCATGGACTATCTATGGATTTTCCCCAACTGAGCGCTCATTACCTCTTGCTGACATTTATCTGCGCAGACAGCAGTGGCTACGAGCAGAATATACAGATGGTGTACTCCCTGAACTAATGTTTCAAACTGACGCAACATTTGGTAATAATCCAGAGTTGTTGCGCGCGTATGAAAACATTTTCAACGATGACCTCGCAGGACAAACCGCACAGCGTAAGCGTTCGCGCGTACTACCTGCTGGTTTCGTACCGCATCAGTTTGAAGGATACGGCGAGAAGTTCAAAGATGTTCTTGATAACTATCTTGTCACCTCTATCTGCGGACACTTCGGCGTATTGCCATCAGAAATCGGATTTAGCGGTAGCGGTTCGCTCGGTGCGTCAGGATTACAAGAAGGCGAAACACTCTCGGGCGAAGTTATCGGCATTGCTCCGCTAGTCGACTGGATTAGCAAGCAACTTACGAACTTGTCCTATGTTTATCTCGGTATGCCGCGCGAACTTGAATTCAAGATTCTGTTTGAGTCTAAGGTTGATACGGAAGCAGAAGCGCGCCGTATTGATATTGAGTTGAAGAACGGCAACCGCACAGTAAACGAAGCGCGTTCCAAGAGTGGTTTGCCACTACTCGACACACCACAAGCAGATATGCCAATGCTTTATAGTGGTAGCGGATTATTCTTCCTCTCACCAGAAGGGATTATCGATGCAGCAACAGCGGCAGGAGCAAGTGCTCTTGAAGGTCCTGATGCTGAGGCAGTTGACGGCGAACTCCCCATCGGCGAAACACCTCAAACTGAAGAAGGACAACTGGTTCAAGAGGTGGCAGAGGAAAAGAAGGAAGAAGAAAGTGATAAAACTACTGAGGAAGTTAAGAAATTCCTCAAGTGGCTCCGCAAAGGTAATCGCAAAAGACCCTTCAATTTCGAAGTAATCGAAGCAGACTACGCAGAAGTTATCAACAAGTATCTTGCTATCGGTGACGAAGAATCTGCCCGTTGGCACGCGGAGAGATACATAGGGCTGTAAATGAAACCGAACACGAAGCGTCTTAAGACGAGGCTTGCGGTTCGGCATCAACGCGCTATTCGCAGAGCAATACGAGATTCGGTAAGCGTTACAGACATTATCGATGCTTGGTTTGCGAACTTTCCCGAAGGTAGCGGAAGTGTCACACCTGACGAGGCTCGCGCATGGGCGCGCGTTCATGTCATTGTGAATACTCGTACGCTACGCAATACCCTGTTCAACCTTTATGCTGATGCTGCGATTCTCGGTATTGACCTCAGCGCATACGAGATAGCACGAAAAGCAAAAGTCAGCAAAGCAGCGCCGAGTAAAAAAGAATTACAGCGCGCATTGGCTATCAACTGGAACAACTGGAAACCCGGAAACAGAGCAGCAGCATTACGGCTACGCCCTAGCGCAACACTCTACGACCTGCTTAATCGCGGTACGAGTATGTCTGACGAGATAACGATGACGACAGTAAAACGCATCGGAACTATCCTCGCTCGTACGCTGAACGAAGGTATCAGTCCACGCTCTGCCGCTATTCTGATAGACCAACTTATTGATGACCCTGTTCGGGCGTTGTCAATAGCGCAAACCGAAACATCGTACGCGGTGGTACAGTCCTCTCTAGATTTGTACCGCGATTCAGGTGTTGAAATGATTGAATATTTAGTCGCAGACCCTTGCGATTTATGTTCGGAAAACGAAGCAGCATCACCGATACAACTCGGCGAACAATGGCCTAACGGCGACCCACCTGTTCACCCGAACTGTATGTGCGATGTTGCGCCCTATGTAGTTGATACAAAACTCATAAACGAGTAAAGGAAAGATATGAAAGATACAAGCGTATACGCTGGCATCGTCAAAATGGACGATAATGGTGACGGCACTCTTACCGTTTATGGTAAAGCAACAGACGATTCCATTGACATTGACCAGCAGATTTGCGACCCTGCGTGGCTTGACCGCGCGATGCCTGAATGGTTCATGACAGGCGGTAATATCCGCGAACAGCACAGCAATATCGCTGCTGGTGTTGCGCAAGAATACGAACAGAAGTCAGACGGACACTACATTTCCGCGCTAGTAGTTGACCCTGTTTCTGTCAAGAAAGTTAAGTCGCGCGTACTTAAAGGTTTCAGCATCGGCATCAAAGCGCCGCGTGTTGTTCGTGACCAGAAGGCGGCAAATGGTCGCATTATTGATGGTCAAATCGTAGAAGTTAGTTTGGTCGATAGACCTGCTAATCCAAATTGCCAACTTGTTTTGGCGAAATCAGTCAATGGTGAAAAATCACTAACGAAAGTAGAGGAACTGGTGGAAACTAACATAGAGAAAGAGATGGCATCAGAAGCAATGCCTATGAGCGGTGAAGCCAAAAATGTTCCTTCCCGTGATGAAATGGTAGAGCGTTATGCTGCTGCTCGCAAAGCACTAGACGAAGTATCGCGTATGTGCAAAGAATGCGGATATGACGACATTGAAAAGCAGTACGGCGAAACCGCCGAACAAGAAACTGCCGAAGGTCCAATGGTCGGAGCAGAAACCGCGCAACACGAACTCGAAGAAGCCAAGAAAGAAGTTGTCGTTGAGGACAACGAGATGGCAGATAAATCAGTTCAAAAATGCCTAGAGTGCGGATGCAATATGCCAGCAAACTCTCACGGCAACCCTGATGTTTCAACAGCAGTCATGGTCACACCAAGCGAAACACCTGTGCCATCACCTGCGATTCAACCACCAACGCCTAAGAGCGTTGAAACAATTGTTCCACCTTCGACTATCGAAGAAATCGGAACAGTAATCGAAGAAGAAGATTCTGACGAGGCAGACTCGGCAGAGAAGTCCCTGCTCGCTGACGGCGTTACTGCTGTCATTGAGAAAGCCGTAAAGAGTGCTATGGCTTCAGTACAAGCAGAAATTGCTGAGTTAAAGTCCGCAAAAGAGGCGGTAGAGAACAAAGCAGCATCTCTTGAAACAGAACTAGCAACGGCAAAATCTCTCGCAATAGGTGGCGGTCCAAAGCGGACAACCATAGCGACAGGTGCTAAAACCAATAATGAGTGGAAAGCCAAAGCAGATTTGTATCTAGCAAAGGCATCCGCTACAACCGATAACGACCTTGCTAAGGGATACCGCGAAATGGCTAAGGATTACCTTGCCAAAGCGGAAACCGAAATCAAGGCGTAACTCTTTACAGAAAGATAACAATGGCTAAAACACAACTCAAAGCAGCGGACTTATACAATGAGTCCAATCCTAAAGTTGCTGCTGAGCGCCATGAGGAATACACATCAGAACTAAGCAAGGCGCTTTCCGCACCTCGCTCTTTTGATGGTGAAACTCTTGGTGGTTCTACTGATGCCGCGTCACAAATCGAAGCACTTGTTGCTAACAAGTCTTTGACTCCTGATGCTGTTTCAGCATTGAACAACGCTCTCGCAGCACAGCGTGGCGCTATGGGTGATATCAACAAAGAAATCACTCTTACTCAGCCACTTACTTCATCTTTTGCAGCGTTCGACCTCGAAGCACCTGCAAAACTTCTAACGCCTCGTCCAACACCACTTCGTAACAAACTTCCACGCAAGCGCGGAGTTGGTACCTCACATCGTGTCAAGAGAATTCTTGGTTACACAGGTACCGGAACAGGCGGACAAGGAAACATTTGGCCTGGTATTACAGAAACAACACAAAACAACTTTGCTCCTGGAGCATCTAACCCTCTCTATTTAGAGCGCGGTCCACAGATTTCCTACACAGCAGACGACCTCGTGTTGCCATACAACTCGTATTCACTATCTGACCAAGTTTCGTTTGATGCGAACTTCTCAGGTATGGGATATCAAGACCTACGCCAACTCTCATCAACATCTACGCTATACGCAACAATGTTGATGGAAGAGCGCATGCTCTTGTTCGCACGCGGAACTGCTAGCGCATACTCAGGTCTGCTCGCAGTACCTGCTGCTCCAACC